GCGAGTGTTGCAGAAAGGCCAAGGCCATACTCTGCGTCGTTGCGTGTATCAAAAACAGCCATTTTGTTTTCTCCTTATACCGAAACTTTGCCGAGGGCGATTGCGTCAAATGACGTTACATCTCCACCGACGCGCTGGGTTGTGTAATAGGTCACAAAGCCCTTGTTAGTGAACGGGTCACGCAAAATCTGCAAACCTACACGGTCGAGAATTGTGTATGCTTGCGAGAAGTCAGCGTAGACAACCGACAAGGCACCAGCAGCAACAGCAGGCATATCGTCCATAAAGACAACAGGCTTACCAAGAAGCTGCATTGACGCTTGGCCGTTGGCAAGCAGGAGCGGCGAGAAGAAGTAGTTGTCGCTGCCTTTGAGCTTGAGAGCTTCACCGAATGTGGTGCGCTTCATGCCCCAAGTTGCGCCTGCCTGATAGGCTTCTTTCAGCGAGTTTTGCACTGAAATGAGGCCATCCGCGTTGAGCGCGTCTGCCGTTCCCATTGCAACCTGATTGATTGCGTCACGCTCATATGTGCCAGATGTGGCTTGCGCCGCGTAAGTCAGGAAGCCGCGTGGTTTGTTTACGCCGTCACCAAGAACAAAAGCGGAGTTCTGGGTGCGTGCAAACTTGTCAGCTACTTTGCCAGAAAGCCATGACTCAATGTCGAGGTAGCTGTCCTCAATCATTTCAGTTGTCATGCGCGGATCGGCTTCGATCTTGTGCGCTGCGATAACCTTTTGACCCAATGCTGGGGTATTAGTTTCGCCACCAGATGCGCCTTCACCAGACCAACGTGCAGACGCTTCATTGTCGTCGATCAAGATGTCGATGGACTTTGAGCCAGTGCGTTCAATGTTTGCAACACCGCGCAAAGGCGAAGTTTCAAAGATGCGGGAAACGATGAAGTCAGAAAGCTCTGGACGGACAAGATAGCCACCATCAGGGTTCACGTCAGTAGACATGGCCTTAACTTCAACACCGTCTGAGCCAGCTTTGAAGCCCGCAGGAAGCGTGCCGTAAGCCATATATTCGCGGAATGCGTCACGGTGCTTGGCTTCCATTTCGCCATCATCCGCTTTGCCTTCGCTTGAAGGGCGCTGCATGGCGGCTTCGAGCTTGGCTTGCTTTGTCTGGAGTTCAGACATTTGCGCCGTAATGGCGTCTGCCATACGGTTGTGCTTTTCTTCTGTGATTACGTCTTTCGGCGCATTCGATTTCATCTCATCGACTTCAGCGCGAAGCTCGACAAGCGTTGGGTTGATCTTCTCGACCAAGCCCTTGATTTCTGCAAAGTCAGTCATTTTGACCTCCGATATTAAGCAGGGTTGATTTCAGTAGGGCTTTGAGTTCGTCAACGTCACGCTGATCGGCCTCGGGAACAAGGGCACCTGCCTCACGCAGAACATCCTCGCGCCGCTTCCATGCCGCAGATGCCATTGCTTTGGCTTCTGATCGGCTGAAACTCATTTGACGCAACGCGGCCTCGATGTCGCGAACGTCAGCATTCTTTACGCCAGTGACCAGCGCAGCCGCATTGGCTGGCATTGTCACAAGCGAAGCCTCGAAAAGGTCAACGGCCTTGAGCAAGCGAGCGCCGCCTTTCATTTCATAATCTTTTGTCACATAGCCAATAGATAGGCCATCAATCGCACCAGCCTTGACTAGCTCGTAAACGTCACGGCCCTTTGTGGATTTGATTGCAATGCGGCCCCTCATGTAAAGCCCGCGCTCGTCCTCGGCGTATTCGTCCCAAGTTCCAATCGGATCAAGCATATTGTGCTGCCAGAGCATCTTGGGCTTGCGGCCCTTGAGCGTTTCGGTGAAAGCGCCCTTGACCATGATGTCGCCATAGCTGTCACGGTTGCCAAAGACTGCGCCATATCCCTCGATCTGGCCTTCTTCTCCGACGGCCTTGACGTCAAGGCTCAAGCTCTTCTGCTCAATAGTCATGTGTATCTCGCTTTGCAAAGTTCTGGGTGAGTATAACAGCAAACTGCAAACTTGGAAAGATAGGCGTCAATTCCTATCCGCCCGCCTGAACGTCAAGGCGCAGCGACAGTTGATAACATTGCCCGCCGAGCCGTTCGGGTCGCCGCAAAACATGAGCGGCTCTTTTGTTCCGAATATGGTCGGCACAAGAAAAGGTTGCTCAAGTGCCACACGCTGGCCGTCCATCACGCGGTGGTCGTATCGGTCGTCCTCAATGAATGTGCGCGTGCGGGTGTCCTCAACGCTGTTCCACTGCTTCACAAGCGGGCGGGTTGATTGCTGCGCCGTTCTGATCTGGGCGAATTGACTTGAGCCGTGCGTCTCAGTGCGGGCAATGACGCGAGAGCGAATGAGGGAAAACTCAGGGATTGCCTCGCGCATCAGCTTTGCAATGGCCTCAACGCCCAATCCCTCACGCTGCCCTTCACGGATCACGCCCATGATTTGCTTGCGGGTTGTCTCAAGGATCTGTTGAACCTTCTGCGCGCCGTATTGTTCGATATACTGCTCAATGAGGCGCTGGAATAGAGCGTCCTCGTCCTGCTTTGTCTCAATCTGGGGAAAGCAATCTTTGAGGCCGTCAATCACTGGCTGGCCCGATTCACGCATGGATACGCCGTAGACCTCGTCCAGCATGGCGCTCAGGCTCTCACGCGCATCGGCAGGCATTGTCACAAAGTCATCCCGCTCATAGCTGGCAAGCATCTGCCCCATGATGTCAGTAAGCGTGCGCTCGATCATGGGAGACGTTGCGTCCTCCAGTGCGTCCAGATCAACTGCCATAGGCAACTCGGTGCAGAAGCTCTGCCCCGCTTAGTGACTTACCCTCACGCTCTTGATTTTCGGCCTCCATTGCTGGGGAAAGAAGCGGCGTATATTCGCCCTCGCCCTGCTCAGGGAAGCCCATCATCACACGGCTTTCCTCACGGGTGAGAACGCCCTTCTCGAATGCCAATACTGCGCGGTCAAACATCTTTTGACGGATGCTCTCAAGCGCTGGCACGCTATCCAGGTCCAGCTTGAATTGCAGCCCGTCACCAAAGCGGGGAAGCATCCATGCTGAAAGCTCAGAGAAAAACTCATTCATCAATGGAATGACCGTATCGGTGTAAAGCCGCTCCTTGGCCTGCTCCAGATTGTTGAATGTGCTGGCGTCATTGTCGACCAGTGGAAGCGGAACGCCGAATGCGCTTGAGACATACTTGGCCGTCTCTTTCATCGTGTTGAGGAAGTCCATATCCATCGGCGTCTTGGACATTTCAACGTAATCTGCGTCATCTGAAAGCATCGGGATTTCACCACTGTTGCCAGCGCCCGTTATGGCCGACTTAAAGTATTCGCGCATCCGCTGCACCATTTCGCCGCTCGGATAACCGCCCTTGAAGCGGATCAAGCCGCTGGGGCGCGCGCCGTTCTTCAACAAGCTGTAATTCCAAACTGATCCAGCGTTGTGCGTATCGGCTGCAAGCGCCGCCGCCATTAGGGGCGATTGGCCGCGCCAGTAATTGTCTGGATTGTAGGTCTTGAGGAAAAAGACATCGCTTTCGCCAGTCACCTGATCGACTTTAAAATATGTCTCTGAGCGGCCTTTCTTGTGGATATAGGCAACGGGCAATCCGCTTGATCCCGCCTTAACTTCCATATCAACGGGATTGAGCGGCCACATCTCGGCAAACTTGCCTTCTGGCGTTCCAATGCAGAACGCCTCGCCAAAGAGCAGGCGATTGACGATCATCTCTGAAAGCCACGCCTCATAAGCCTGCCACGGGTTCGGGCGCGACAACAGGTCAAGCGCTGGATGCTTTGTGACAAGGTTTTCGCCCTGATATAGCTCGACCTTGATAGACTTTGCCGCCTCGACCACCTCACGAATGGCGCGGTAAACGATCACGTTTTGCTGATAGCCTTCGCTGATGTAGCTGCGCTTATCATTGCTTGCAGCCCATCCCGTGCCGCCGCCAACGACGAAGGCGGCTCCCGTCGGGTGCTGCTTGGCTTCCTGGTGGATGTTGTTTCGCTTGAAGGGCCAGACCATGCTTAGAGCACTCCGAATGTTGTGTCACCGTGTCCGCCAATCATAGGCTGCAAGGCATAGCGCAAAGCGTCGATGTAGTGGTTATTTGCATCAACGATCTTTGGCATGATGTCTCCCGACAAACGGTCTTGTTTATACGAATAGAGCCGAAACTCGCAGGCGGTTTCGGGACAATCGCTGTGAATGATAACACGCTCCAACGATTTAATAAAGGCCACGCCATCCTCAACGGATCCCGCCCACTTCTTCACGCCAGTGATTGAAGGGATGCCGTGGCGCTGGAGATAGCTTATGCTTTCAGGGCGTGCGCTGTCGGCCCTTACCGCGTGCAATGCCATCAAGGGAATTCGGCCCAGCACGAAGGGCGCTGTGTCGTCCAGCTCAAGCCCTACGCGTCCAGCCTCGCGGCGGATGTAGAGCTTATCCTCGCTGATATAACACTCGATTGCGGCAGTGGGGTCTTGGGAAAAGCCGAAGTCGAGACCAAAATAAGGGCCGTCCCAAGTTGATTGCGGCTCAAAGTCACGAATCTCATACTTGTTACCGAAGACTTGGGCGTCACTGTTTTCAAGATATGCGCCTTCCCAGACATGAGCATAGGAGGCAGGATCGAGGCGGGTTTGCTCACGCTTTCTGAGCATCTCAAGGCCGCTTGGAAAGAACGGGTTGTCTTGGTGGTTGATTTCGCAGATCAGCGCCTTTTCTGGAGGCGTCTTGCGAAAGCGTCTGTCAACGGGGCTATTCTCTGTGCGCGGGTTCCATACCGCCCAAAGCTCTGACTTGCTTTGCCTGAATACGGTCGCCTCAAGAGCAAGCCAGCTATCCTCTGGCACGTCCTCGGCCTCCTCAACGATTGTGAGGTCTACGCCCGCCAGGGATTTGATGCCCGATGTGTTGTGACGCAGGCCGCGAAAGATAAACTCAGTCCCGTTCCTGCCGCGCAAGTAGTCAACGCCAACATCGTAATGGGCGGCAAGCCAAGGCGTGCGCTCGATTGCGTCTTTCAGCTCGCGGTGAAAGCTGTCTTTGATGCTGGCTTGCAGGTCACGGGTGCAGAGGATCCGCATGGGTTCAACATAACCCCAGTAAGCCGCCATCATTGCAGCCGATTGTGACTTGGCCGATCCACGCCCGCCAAAGAGCGCCCGATATAGCACCGTTCCGCGCTCTGGGGCGAATACATCCAGCACCTTGTCGGGGAGGTTTATCTCAGCTTTCGTCATCTGGCTTTACGCCACGCAGCACAACGGTCTTGGGCGGCGTCATGCTGCCATCGCTGGAGGTATGATTGACATCTTGCTTGGGTCCGTATGCTTTTGACGCCATGCGCTCGGCTGACCACTTGAGGCCGTCCATCATGGCTTTTGCGGTGGTTGGATCAATCAATCCGCCGCGCAACATCTCGACAACTTCTTTAACCTCATCGCCGTGGGCGTATCCAGCAGCCTCGCGCGCTTCCGCGTATTGCTTGCGAAACTCATCGTGTTTGATGATCCATCTTGTGATGGTTGAAAGGTCTGGAGTGTTTCTCTTGCGGCAGAATGACCTGAGTGATTTACCCCCAGCAAGCCATACGCAGATGCTTTCTGCTACTTCTGGCGAGTAGTCTGTTGGCCTTCCAACTGGCTTTTTCTGAGGTGTATCTTTTTTCATGCCGTCCACT